GTTTTAAGGGTTTCAACATTTTTTAAGTATTCACTAATGAATGGCGTGAACCCATCTATAGGTGTAAAACCTATGAGCAACTTAGAGTTTCTTGTAGCTAACCTAAACCTTAGAGTGTTTACTAGTGAAGCATCTCCTAAGTATTCATCAAGCCAAGCACCTATATTGATTTCATCACCCCTAGGAAATCCGAACTCAAAGCCCTCAAGTATAGTTTGGTTGTTAGTAAATTGTGTGTAAGTTTTAAAATCAACCCTAGTTCTAGTATCTGGAAAAATAAAACTACTACCAGTAAAGCCATTTTGCATCGAATAATTTATATATCCTTCTATACTTTTTGTTTTCTTTCTAAACTCTTTGGGCATCATAGACCATACAGCAGCTTGTTGTACTTTAACAGAAGTATCAGCGTTCTGACTGAAGCATACAACATGACCATCTGTGTTCTTAATAACTGATTCCATCAGTATCTTTGCACAACCTGTTGTCTTGCCACTTCTATTACCACCAAGAGTTAAACACTCGTTGTATTGTTTTAATCCGTTCTTTATTCTCTCCCAGCCGTCTAAATTGAATCCGTACCTTATGGGATCTTCTTGAGATGCAGTAATAATACCTTCGTGGGCTTTGTGTAGCTCCTCTAATAATTTAGGATCATTATTAGCTAAGAGTATTATCTCTTCATCTGTTGGTATATCTAATAAGGGATGAGGAGTAAATATAAGTTCCATTATTCATTATCCCATTCTTCTAGATCTACATCTATATCTAAAGTTTGGTCCATAATAACTTGTACTTCATTTACTAGCATTCTGCCTATTGGCTCGTTGCTGTATTCGTACTGTATAGTCCCTTCTTCATCCATAACTATAAAACAGTAATGTAAATAATGCTCAGATATTTTTGCTTTTATATCTGGCATGAAATCGTCTTCACTACTTAGGACTATCGACATCTATAACCTCTGCTTTCTTTATATTTTTTAATCTTTCTTTTGCAGCTTTAATTGTATCATTGTAGTCTTCTTTTGTGTAAATCTTTCTGTCTTCTTTAATCTGTGTAGCTTCTCCTCTTGCTGTTAATGCTTGGTGAGCAGCATTATTCATAGCTATAGATATATCTTTTATGTCTCTTACCTCTGGGGTTAAGTCACCTGCTTCTAATCGAGTTCTTAAAGAATCTACTAGATCTTCGTTGAGTGATGATAGGTTTACATAGTTCTTTGCTGCTATCTTACCTCCAAGTTCTCTGAACTTATTCTTGTGATCAGCATAATCTAGTAGTGTATTTATTATTGTATCTCTGTCTAAGTAATATTTTCTAACCATTTGTGTTTGTGAAACACCTATAGAATATAGATAAAGTATCTTAGCTACCTTCTGAGGATTGTGTCTAGATAAAGATTTTATGCCTTGTATCTCTTTTTGTGTAGCAATATCGCTAACAGCCTCTGCTATCCTTTTAGATAACTCTTGTTTCTCTTCTTTAGCGAGTTCTTCCGATTTGCCCATATGGTCAAACCTATACCTATTTATATATATGTAAAGGTTTATATATAAGTATAGTTATTCTCAAATGGTAAAATGGCTAAATAAGCGGTATAGAAGCCCATCGGAGAGCAAATTTTTTATTGGGTTAGTTAATATATATATATATGTACAAACAAACACGACAAAAACTCCCTCCTCCCCTGTATATATTTTGTATTTTATGCATTTTATTTATATGATATTTATATGATATTTTTTATGTGCTG